GGTATGTTTTTGTAGAATGCTGCGAATATTTCCGCGTTAATGCTCGCCGCCGCCTTCTTTTCGGCAAGCAGTTCATCGCACAGGCCATAGTCCAGGCACTCCTGCGCTGTAAGCCATGTTTCGGCATCAAGCAGCTCGATGAGCTTCTCTTCGGTCAGCTTCTCCCCAGTCTTATTGAGGTAAGCGGGGATCATAGCTTCTCGAACCTTGTCCAAAGTTTCGGCTTCCTTGCGCAGATCGTTGGCGTTGCCAAAACCCCATGACAATGGATTATGGATCATCATCATGGCGTTTTCCGGCATATATACAGTGTCGCCGGCCATCGCGATGAGACTCGCAATGCTGGCGGCAATGCCATCAATGTAAATGTTTTTATACGCGCTGTGGCGCTTCAGGATGCTGTAAATAGCCTGTCCCTGGAATACTGCGCCGCCGTAAGAATTAACATAGACATTCAGCGTTTTAATGTTGCCTAATTCATCCAGCTCGTCCTTAAAGCTTTTGGCGGATACATCTGTGTCATCCCAGGGATATGATGTAATGTAACCATAGATGTAAACCTCTCCGGCGTCGCTGCTGTCTGCCGCCGCCTTGATTTCCCAGAACTTCCTGGCACTTTTTTCCTCTTTGAGCAAAGCTTCCAGTTGCTTTATTTTTTTGTCTTTGTCGTTTTTGCCCAGTTTTATCACTCCCTTAATTCTTTTTCCCTTTTTCGCGGGGCTCGTCAATCGGGTACAGGTCGCCACTCATATACAACTTGTCACCCCCCGGCTCAGGCGGCAAGTCCTCCCAGGCGCGGACCTCGTTGGGTTTGAAATAACCTGTACGGACCCCTTTAAAATAAAACTCTCCGCGGTTTTTCATGTCACCGCGGAGAAGCGAGTTGACGTTGCATTTGAAGTACAACCCCCGCCGCCTATCTTCCGGCAGGAGCAGTTTGCGGTTGAATTCTTTTTCATACTGCGTGCAGATCGGCACCAGGGTATTCTGTACATACTCCAGGTTCATCTGTTCCATGCTGGCATAGTTCACATCTTCGACCTCGCCCAGCATATGCGGCGGCATGTTGAAAACAGCGGCTACACGGGTACGGGTAATGCGCTCCACCTCGAAAAGTTTGGTGTCAATGAAGTTCTGCTTTTCAAGTTCTGTAATTTTTGATCCCTGTTCCTGAATCAAAACCCCGCCGTTTTCTTGATAAAACCTCTTAAAACTCTCCAGCACCTCTTTTTTCTTTTCCTCATCCATATGTGCCGCAAGTTCCAATATGAATGATGCTGTAATTGCGCTATTAATCTGTTCAAGGCTAAATTCCTTGACTTTTGCATCAAAATTAACAGTGTTACGCAAAACATCAATGGGGCTAATACCCCGATAACCAAATCCATGGATATGCTTGACATGGATTACTTCCGTATTGTGGGCATAATATCTGCCGTTGTCGCCTTGTATTTCATACCACAGCTCCCGTGTGTCCTTTTCAATGACTTCCGTCACCTTGCCGGGGTCAAGTATCCATAATGCTTTGGGTACAAAATAATTATCGTATTCCTTGATGGCATACGCATTACCGGTGATATTGCGGATTGTTTCCATGGTGCGCATAAAATCGAAGCCCGTCATGTTCGGGTTCGGTTCATGCACTATCAGCTCTGCCGCCCAGTGGTCAGTCACCTCCCGGTAGCTGCTGTCTTTCAGCTTGATTGGCATGGCGCCCATTGAGTTTGACAGGCGGGAAACAGCGGCAAAAATAGTTTCATTCGTAGCCAGGGTATGAGTGCTTTGACGGGTGAAAATGTTATATGGCTCGAACCATTTTTTGAAGCGGCTGTAAATGCTGCTTGTAATACTATTCGTGCTGGCCTTGATTTTTTCTCCCGTCACACCCATAATCCGGCGGCCTAAGTACTGTCTTATTCTTGCAATTATGCTTTGTTTCTGCAATCTACCGCCCTCCTCTCAGGTCTTTGGCGGAAATGAACGTCACTCCACCAGTAGCGCCCCCGGCCACCGTCGGCATTAGCTTCATACACTCAACGTGCGCATTGAGCCAGGCGGCAAAGCCGTCAATCTTTCGATAGCGGCCCTGTTTTGTAGGTAGCCAGTTGCCGTTACGGTCTTCAACGAGTTTGATATTGTTCAAGTACCAGCGGAACAGTTTGTTGCGGTTGTAAACCACTTTGCCGTCTAGCAGGAGTTCTTTTATGTCTTTCAGCGCCGGCGATAGGGTTAATGCGCCCTGGCGCACGACTTTCGTCCAGTCCTCGCCGCCATAGTTCGCCAGCTCCAGGTTCAACCGGAAAGCGTTCGCTGGGTCATAAGTAATTAGCTGGATGCCATATTTTTTGGACTGCTTGATAAACCAGTTGTAAATGTCGTCTTTGTTGATGTATTCGCCAGGGCAAATTGTTAGCAATCCGTCTTTCTCCCACTCACGAAAAGGCAATTTTTCGTTATCGGCTTTCACCTTCGCTTCCGGCACCCAGGAGTGCGATAACACAAAAACCCGCCCATCTTTAAGCGGGAATTCCAGGCAGGCGCTGGTAAAGTCTTCGGTGTTGGACAGGTCATAGCCGCCGATACACATCTGTCCCTTCAGGCTTTCCGGGTCGATATAGCCATCGTTGCGCTTGATAACGTCATATGTTACAAAACTTTCTTCACCGGACTGGACGAACATGTTCAACCGTTTGGTGATGAAGTCAGTACGTTCGGCAGGGATGTGTTTATTCGTATTCCATTCCTCGATCATGTCCTCAAGTTGAATCGTAACACCCAGACTGGGGTTTGCTTTTATCCAGATCGAGGGATCCTCGATGTTATCTTCCTCGTCCAGTTCTGCCATAAAATAGAAAGATCGTTCGTCCTGGATAACTCCCTCCAGAACATCAGCGCCCTTCTCGTAGTAGTCCATCAGCGGCCCGTCTAACTGATAACCGGCAGTTGTGAAGTATAAAATAAACGGTTGCTTGCGCGCCCCACGAGAATTTTTAATGATGTTAATCAGCTTATAATCTTTATATTCGTGTATCTCGTCAAAGGCGCCGAGGTGGGTGTTAAGACCGTCAAGTCGTTCACTGTCCGATGCCTGGGGTTCAATCTTGGAGAATGTTTTGTCGTAGTATATTGCGTCCCTCCGTGCGCGGAAATGTTTTTTTAGCACCGGAGAGGATTCCACCATTGCCTTACACTCGTCAAAAGTAAGCCTGGCCTGCTTCATAGAGTTGGCCAGGTGGTAAACACGGGCGCCCCTTTCGCCGTCCTTTGAAACAGCGTAAAGGGAAAGGCCGGAGGAGAACGCCGTTTTCCCGTTCTTCCTGGCTACGAATACAAGGCCTTCCCGGAAGCGTCTGAGTTTGGTTTTTTTATGCGCCCAACCGAATAGGGAACCGACGACAAAGTGCTGCCAGGGGAGAAGTTTCATCTTTGCAAAGTCGCCCTGGGATGGTTTGCAGAATTCTTCTATGAATTTAATCGGGCGGTAGGCCCGTTCTGGATCAAAGATGTACGGGAAACCTTCTGTACCGGCCCGTTTTAAGTCATTAAGATGCCTCTGGCAGGCAAGTCTAACCTTGCGGCAGGCCGTTAGTCTGCCAACGACAACATCTTTAGCGTATTCTGTGGTCAGCAGCTTACCATTTTTCTGCTGTTTCTTAGAATTTGTCAAAGCCGTCATCCGTCTCCACCGCCTTAGACACCTTCTTGTCTGAAGCCGGCGTCAACTTGAGTTCTGCCTGTAGCTTGCGCTGCTGTTCCACAATTTTGAGTATCTTGTCAACAGATTTGTTTTCCCGGTACATCACTTGTTTGCCGTTTTCAAAAAGCTCCATGACCCCGCGTTCAATGACATCCTCATAGCACTTCTGTTTTATTTGTTCCAGTAGCACCATGTCATCCACAATCCGGAAGGTCTGTTTGTTGAGGCGGTCAGAGCTTTGGAGCTCCTCGATCAATGTGTAAAATAATTTCCGGGCGTCGTAGTGTGTAATGTGCTTCTTAGGATGGTCTCTCATTTACTCGTCGCACCTCTTTTGTTTGCTGATATTATGTAACCCGGCTCGCACGGGGGGAAGCATCCGGGTTGCGAGCGAAGC